AAAATATGGTAGAAACTAAAAAGATGCATATTTCCAGCGTCAACTTGATTAGTGAAATGAAGAACTTTATTGCACGTGGTGCAGGGTTTGCAGCCAAAGAAGGTGAAACAGACGACCTGGTTACTAGTATGTTATTAGCGGTGCGTATGCTGGCAACGCTACAGAGTTTTGATGCAGATTTAGACGAAAAACTACGTGGAAATACCGATGATGATTTCATTGAACCTATGCCTTTTATAATGTTACGTTAAGGTAAATACAACTATGCGCGAAATTAACAAAATTTCTGAAGATTTATTTGACAAAATACGTAGTCGTTTTGAAAACGTCAGTGTAGGCGACGAGAATGCTAAATCTACTAGCAACCCCGAAGATGCACGATTTTTTAACTTTGACTTCGTTAACGAAGCCGGCCATAATTATGGCAATATCACTATTAGTCTAATTGACGAAAATAGCTTGAAAATTTACTTTGGTAAAAACATCACAGCTGAATTGCAAGAAGATGAAAAAGACGAGTGGTATGAATTTTTACGTGGTATGCGCCACTTTGCTAAACGTAATTTGTTGTCCTTTGACACAAGAGACATTACTCGTAACAATCTTAAATTAAGAGACTTAGAGCAGGTTAGCAAATCAGACAGCACATTTAGCACTGACGAAGTCAATGCAAACAAAGTTACCACTGAGAGTCGATTATTTGGCAGTAGCCGTAGTAGCTACCAGACAGTTGGTCCTGTTAGATTAATTGTGCGCCACAGCGATCAAGTTGACGAAACAGTACACGGTGCAAGAACACGCAACATTGAAGCAATCTTTGTCGAGACTCACCTAGGCGAGCGTTTCTTAATGCCGTTTAAAAAATTAAGCCCTGCTCGAGCAATGGCACGTCACCTTAGCAATGGTGGCAAGATGCACGATGAGCTTGGAGAGCACATCACTGAAATGGTTACTGAAATGAGTGACCTAAGTGTATTTGTACGCAAGATGCGTAACCGTACATTTGAAGATGCAGAAACTATTGGTATGATCGAAGCCGCAGTTGAGCGTTACAGTGAATTGCATCAACGTCTCAAAGAAATGCGTGGGCAACGAGGCTACCAATCCTTCGTAGAAAATTTCATCCCAGACACAGCCATTATGGAAGATGATTTTGACATCGACTCTCTTAAAGAGAGATTTGTTAAAAAGATCTTTGATGACAGACTAAGCGAAGCATTGCCACACGTATACAGGGCATATATGAATAAGAAGAAAAACAGATCCAATGATTTTGTAGCAGAATTTGAAGACTGGACCACTCGGGTTACCGAGGGCACCTGGGCCACTCCGGAACAGGACGAAGAAAAAGAAGAACTCAAATCATTGATGGAAAAACCACTACGTGCAGGACCCAATGGCGAAGATGCGTCAGGGGCCTTGTACGATATCATTGGATCTGACAGTTTGTTTGATAGTTTTTACGAAGCAAGTCAAAGCGAAGAAGGCCCGGAGACCGATGTACGTCCTTTAGTCATTGACTGGCTCAACGAAAATGGTTATCCAGAAATGGCAGAAGAATTAGGACAAGTTATGCAACAACAGCAAACACCAGCTGATGCTACACAGCCTCAACCTGGTCAATTGACACCACAGGCAAATCAACAGGCTCCGCAGAGCCCACCAGTACAAAATCCAGCAAGTACGGGTGTAATGCCGGCACAGGAAAGTAAGCAAATTGAATTGCGACAATTACGTAGATTAGCAGGATTAAAATAATGTCTAACTTAAAAACACCACTGGCACAAGAATATTTAGAATCGCCACAGATTACACCACTGGCAGTATCTCCAAGTACGCAACTCGGCGAACGCGGTTATTCTGGCAGCAGAGGCCCTGCTGGCCCAAGAGGACCCGATGGTCTTAGAGGGTACAGCGGCAGCAAAGGCGATGCTGGCCCAAGAGGCATTGACGGCCCAAGAGGTTTAACAGGAAGCCAAGGCCTAAGAGGATTTGACGGCCTAAGAGGTTTAGTAGGAAGCCAAGGCCAAAAAGGTGATACAGGTACAGGGGTAAGAGGCTATACTGGTAGTAGGGGCGAAAAAGGCCCTGCTGGCGGATACACTGGCAGCCAAGGTCAAGGCGATCGAGGTTACGCTGGCAGTCGAGGCGATCGTGGCTACAACGGTAGCAACGGATACACTGGCAGTAAAGGTGACCAGGGTGACCAAGGACCTCCTGGTCAATCGGGCGGTGGTATTACCGGAGTAATGGTCTCCGCCAATGACCAACTAGTTGGTACGTATGTCGGTTTGAATTTTGAGGGCAGTGGAGTAACAGTAACAGAACAAACAGCGGATATTGCTAAAATAACAATATCCAGCGGAGGCGGTGGTGGCGGTGTTGGCTACACTGGCAGTAAAGGTGATCAAGGGCCTCCTGGTCAAATTGGCGGTAACGGCGCAGATGGCTACACCGGCAGTAAAGGTGACCAAGGGCCTGCTGGTACACCCGGTCTTATTCCCTACTTGGATCTTGCACCAGACAATCCAGAATTTGGACAAATGTATTTTGATGCATCCGAATACAAACTTAAAATTTATGCATTGCAAGGTTGGCTGACCATTGGACCTACTAGCTAACTTGTAAGTTAAAACGGACTTTACCAAAAGGCAGAAATTTCTGCCTTTTTTGTTGACAAGCATAAATACTTTATCATACAATAGCACTGTGCTGTTATATGATTAGGCACACTAAGACCATCTTAATTTATAAAGGAAACACATTATGGCAACTCTAGCAGAAATTCGCGCACGTCTACAAGCAAGTGAGAACCGTGCAAGCAACGCATCCGGATCAGGTGGTGACAACGCCATTTATCCACATTGGAATATCGCAGAAGGTACTTCCGCAAAAGTCAGATTTCTTCCTGACGCAGACTCTAAAAATACATTTTTCTGGATCGAACGAGCAATGATCAAGCTACCGTTTGCTGGCATTAAGGGCCAAGCAGACAGCAAGCCTGTACAAGTGCAGGTTCCTTGCGTTGAAATGTGGGGAGAAGCTTGCCCTGTACTAGCAGAAGTACGTGGCTGGTTCAAAGATCCCAAGCTAGAGGATATGGGTCGTAAGTACTGGAAAAAGAAATCTTATCTTTTCCAAGGCTTTGTACACGACAATCCATTGAGTGATGACAAGACTCCTGAGAATCCAATCCGTCGTTTCATTATCAGTCCACAGATCTTTAACTTGATCAAAGCGGCTCTAATGGATCCAGAATTGGAAAATATGCCCACAGACTACAATGCCGGTTTGGACTTTACTGTTACTAAAACTAGCAAGGGTGGCTACGCCGACTACAACACAAGTAAGTGGGCACGTAAAGAAACTTCTTTGACTGCTGACGAAGCAGAAGCAATTGAGAAATTTGGTCTTTACAACTTGGCAGATTTCTTGCCTAAGAAGCCCACAGACGTTGAGCTTAAGGTTATTAAAGAAATGTTTGAAGCCAGCGTCGATGGTGAACCGTATGATCCAGACCGTTGGGGTCAATACTACAAGCCAGCAGGCTTCCAGTCTGACAAGCCTGCCGCATCTACAGCCCCTGCCGCACCGGCTCCTGTAAAAGTATCTGCTCCTGTAGATGAGGACGACATCCCTTTTGACCGTGCGGCACCAGCAGCCGCGTCTGAAGATGCTGAACCCGCTGAAGCTTCGGCTCCAGTGCAGGCCAAGGCTTCTAGCCAACGTGCAGAAGATATCTTGGCAATGATTCGTAATCGTCAAAAAGCCTAAAGGGCACAGTACACGGGTGAGATGAGAGACCGGGGCCAGACAGATAAACTGGTACCCCACTCACCCGTGTATTTTTTTCAATAAGGAGTATCATAATGGGAAAACCATTTGACGTAAGTAAATTTAGAAAAACAATCACCAAAGCAATTGACGGAATTGGCTTTGGATTCAATGATCCAACAGATTGGATCAGCACAAACAATTTTGCATTGAATTATTTGATCAGTGCCGACTTTAACAAAGGCATTCCTTTGGGCAAGGTCACTGTGTTTGCTGGTGAATCGGGTGCAGGTAAATCGTATATCTGCTCGGGTAACCTTATTAAGAACGCACAGGCACAGGGCATCTACTGTATCTTGATTGATACAGAAAACGCACTCGATGAAGGTTGGCTCAAGGCTCTGGACGTTGACACCAGTGAAGACAAACTGTTGAAGTTGAATATGGCAATGATCGATGACGTTGCTAAAATGATTTCAGAGTTTGTTAAAGAGTACAAAACTATTCCAGAAGACCAGCGTCCCAAGGTTTTGTTTGTATTAGACTCGTTGGGTATGATGCTAACACCCACAGACGTTAATCAATTTGAAGCAGGTGATATGAAGGGTGATATGGGTCGTAAGCCCAAAGCACTGACAGCCTTGGTTCGTAATTGTGTTAATATGTTTGGTAACTTAAATTTGGGATTGGTATGTACCAACCACACATACGCATCGCAAGATATGTTTGATCCAGATGACAAGATCAGTGGTGGACAGGGCTTTATCTATGCCAGCTCTATTGTTGTTGCTATGAAAAAACTCAAACTCAAAGAGGACGAGGATGGTAACAAGATCAGCGAAGTCAAAGGTATTCGTGCTAGTTGCAAGATTATGAAAACACGATATGCTAAACCTTTTGAAAGCGTACAAGTTAAAATTCCATATGAAACAGGTATGAATCCATATAGTGGATTGACTGATTTATTTGAAGCTAAAAACTTGCTTAAGAAAGAAGGCAACAGTTTGGTCTTTACCTGTGTTACAGGCGAAATTATTAAAAAGTTCCGCAAAGGTTGGGAACGTAATGATGATGGATGTCTAGATGCAGTAATGAAAGATATTACTGACAATCCTCGAGCCATAAGTACGCAAGTAGAAGCCGAAGAGGAAACCGCATAATGAGCATCGAAATTGATACACTAGTCGAATGTTATACCGTTCTTAAAGAATACGTGCCTGTCAAGGAAAGACAAGGCGCTGCCGACACACTAATGAGTGTTATGGTAGACATATTAAATGATCCAGATCTAAAAGAGTTGGCAGGCGTTGATGGCTATTTAAAACGTAGCTATGAAGAATATGCCGCAGGCGACTCTGAAGATGGGGACGAGGACGCACCTTACGACTACGAAGATTAATTTATGTGGTATAACCGTGTAGTTGGCGATATTAGTAATCTACCGGGATTTATTGATTATTATAACGCTGAATTAGATCAAGCCAAAACTGAAGTTAAGATTTTTGGCTCTGTAGAAAAAAGTCTAGCACGATTGCCGGGTGTAACTGAGCACCGCTTCAACCAATTACAGGAAATTGAAGCGGTGCTCAATCATCTGAATATACAGTTGCGTAAAATTAGACGTAAACATTTCCAAAAGTATTTAGAAGCCTATGCCAGGGCTCTGACTAGTCGCGACGCTGAAAAGTATGTTGATGGCGAAGATGAAGTAATTGATTATGAAACACTAATCAATGAAGTGGCATTACTACGCAATCGGTGGTTGGGTATAATGAAAGGTCTTGAAGCAAAGCAGTGGCAACTTGGCCATATTGTTCGACTTCGTACAGCGGGTATGGAGGACATTACATTGTGATAGACTTTAGGTCCAGGGGACAAGACTTATTGCAAGAATGGCAACTTTACAAAGTGGCCAGGCCCAAAGAGCACGTTTTAGATATTCAGCAAGACAAAGATGATTTGTCCACGTGGGCAAACCATCTTCAACATAACTTGCTATGGGAAGGCGATGTAAATAGGATAGCAGAATCTTGCCACCTATTTGAGAGCAAACTCAAACAATTTAAAGATAAAATTGTCATCGAGTTGCTAACTGGCGGAGCAGCCTAGTTAAATCCAGCCTTCAAATTCACTGTCTGTGATTATTGGATGAACTTCCCATCCTTCTTTGCTCCAGCTCAGTAACATTAATAATGAATCAATAAAGTTCA